GTTTGCGATTACCCTCGACCGTTTGGAGGGGAGGGACCCAAACACATTGCGGCGCAAGGAATCTAAGAGGAGGGGGAGCTGCTCGTTGTCGGGCTGCCCTCGGTCCAGCGCTTCCAGGATCGCGAGCCAGGCCACCAAATTAACGGGCTGAGGCAAGCGCCTTCTCGAGGCTGCTGCGCAAGTAGTAGCCAAACCTGCGATCAACAACCTTCTGCCCAATCTCGTTGATGGGAAAGATCGGCCGATATGTCGCTGATGGCACGGCGATGAACAGGGGTCTGAGGCGACCACGGGCTGCGCGCTGATAAACACCTGGCGGCTTGTTGCCACCGGGTGGCGTGCCGACAAACACGCCATTGCGACCAGTTGCCCCAACCTGCCCTGAGATGCGCTTGATAGTGGCCAGGGACACGTTGCCTGCGGCGTTGCGCTTGACTGCTGCGGGCACCAGCTTGCTGCCGCTTGGGATGGCGCCTGTGGCCTGTGCAAGCAGCCGCGCCTCAAATGGCTTGGTGCCACGTTGGCCGCCTGTGATGTTCTTGCGCAGGTATGGCTCACGCTTGGCTTCAGGGAAGATCGTGACCGCGAGGCTGCGCTTGGTGCTCTTGTCCACCTGCCATGCGTTCTGGATGAACGGGGTGGGGTTGTCGAAGTATTGGCGGGATGCTCCCTTCAGCGAGCTGCGAATGTCAAAGCCGGTGCTGTTGAGCGCCTGGCTAATAGCGAATGGCAGCTGCTTGGTCATGGTGTCGGTCCACCGGATGGCCTTGGGCAGCTCTGACTTGATGTCGAGGGTGATGGTTGCCATGTGCCAAGGGTAGGGCGAGAGCCGGTGCCAGGCCATCGAAAAGGGGTGAGATCGACGCCTGTCAACCTGCCTACCTCGCCTACGTTGCCCTTATAGCTCCTTTTTCTGTACCTCCTCCCTTTCTCTATTACTCTATTACTAAGGTTAGTAGGTTAGTAAGGTTAGGAGAAGGCCTGCGGTGTAAGGGTTTTGCGCCTGCCAACCTCGTTTTCAAGGTTGGACAAACACCCATTTGTTCCTACCTTCCAACCATGCGCGCTTCTTTTCGTAGCCCAGGTCACGCAGGATCGAGGCCACCTGCATCTGGTCCGCTCTGCCCTGGCGCTCCACCGGCTTGCCGATCGCCTCGGTCAAAATCAGCTCGCTGCTGATGGGTCGCAGGCTGTTGCGATGGGCGCTGAGCCACTCCTGAATGGCCGACTTCCAGGGGCTGTCCACCAGGTAGGTTTCGTTCTCCGCGTCCACCTGTGCAGCGTGGGTGCTGTCGAGGTGGTTGGGCTCACCGTTGCGGTATGCGGCCACTGCTGCGCTCCAGATGGCGTCACGCTCCAGCAGCAGGCCATCCACAGGGATGTGTGGGGCAGCGGTGACGGGGATGACCCAGAAGCGGCGGTTGCCGGTGTCATCAACCAGGAAGCCGGTGTCGCGGTTGGTGCTGCCAACGATGATCGAGCGCCTGGGGTAGGACTCGGTGGTGCGCTGGTATGGGGCGCGGAACAGGTCGGTCTGCTGGGTAAGGAAGGCCTTGACCTGGCCGGCGTGCTTGCGGCCGGTGATGTGATCCAGCTCAGCCCACTCCATGAGCCATGAACGGTGGAGCACCATGAGGTCGTCTTTGCTGCCGATGTCGCGCAGGGCATCGCTGAACCACAGGCCGCCGAGGTTGCGCCAGAAGGTGGATTTGCCGCAGCCTTGTGGCCCCATGAGCACGCAGGCGCTGTCGTGCTTGCTGCCGGGCTCAAAGATGCGGCGCACCGCGGCGATGAGCGTGGCCTTGAGCATGGCGTCGTAGAGACTGCCGGGCTGATCCTGTGGTCGGAGGTATGCGGTAGCGAGGTGGTCGATGTGACCAGGTGGCACATGATCAGCAACGTGCTCTAGGTATTCGCGCACGGGATCGTGGGGATTTTCCAGCGCCACGACATGAACGGCATCAGCAGCAAGGTCCTTGGTGACCTTTACGCCCTGCTGCGCCAGCTGCAGGTAGAAGTGCTCGATGCGCTCAATGGGCTTCTGGTCCAGCTCAATCGTCTGGGTGAAGATGTTCCAGCGAAGGCGATCAGCAAGCTGTTGACGCAGGAGGGATAGCAGCTCGTTTGATTCAAGCTTCAGGAGCTTGTCGGACCGCGGTGTAGGATCAACGGGTTGACGCTCCTGTGGGTGGGAAGCTGATTGCCGCTTGGATGCAACCGGGCGGCTTTTTTCATGGCCAGCGAGGTGCGCGAGGGTGCCGAGGGTGACGCCGTGGCCGTTGAAAGTGCGCCATTTGGCATCACAGGCGCCGGGCTCAAACTTGCCGGATGCAGTGGACCAGTGGATCCAGTCGTTGAGGAGCGACTCATCACCAACGCTGTGAAGCGCCATGCCGACCTTGACCCATGCGTCGTAGTCATCGGCATCAGCTGCAGGGATGCGATCGAGGAAATCACGGGCGCGCTGGCTTTCTGATTCAGGCAGCCGCAGCAATGGTGTGGGTTCGTGCTGCTGCCGCAGCATCTGCTGCATGAGTGTCGAGGGTGCAACGGCGATCGGCAGATCAGAGGGGCTGCGGCCCTTGACCCAGCGGTAGGCGCCGGTGATCGGGTGCGCACCTGCAACAACGGATTGGCAACCAGCCCAGCGCAGCTCCAGCTGCTCGCCTTTGATGGAGGATCGGAGCTTGGTCGTCTTGATGGTGGGCCAGAACGGCTCGGGCACCTGGTAGATGATCTGGAGGCGGGCATCACGGCCGGAGGTGACGGCCCATGATTTGGGCAGCTCACGAAGGGGTGCGCCGATCTGCTCTAGGACTTCAGATGCGCCGAGGCCATCGTGATCAACGAAGAGCAGGCCACCGGATTGCGGGCCGGCGATGACGCCAACGGCAACGGCGCGACCTGCCTCGATCTCGACGATCAGCTGATCCTTGTTGAGGGGGCGCTTCTGCCATTCGGGCTGGTAGGGGCGCTTGTCATTGCCGACTGCGACGAGAGCCCAGTCATTGGGCAGCTGTGCGAGTTGGTGAATTAGTGGGTGGGTGGTCATCCATGAAACCTGTTAGCCGTCAAAGTTTGCCGCATAGGTTGGCAGGTTGGCAACTATCTGATGCGCATCTGCAACAGAACGGGCAATGCCAGCGATGCCACCAGCGCTACGGACGGCACCAAGCCAGTGCTGCTGTGCAGGTGCGATGCGGCCGGTTGGTGTCTTGATCTCGATCGAGGTGAACACGGCAAGGCGCTGGCCAACCATGTCGGGGGTCACCACCACAGTGCGCCAGCCGATCAGGTCAGCGCTGCCACGGGCAAGGCCGAAGGTGACAAGCCGGCCGGTGTAGGGATCTGCGAGGCTGCCGACCGAGTTGCGGAACAGCCTGGCATCAGGCCGCGTGCCAAGCGCGAGGCGGATCTGCTGCTGCAGGGTGGTCTCGGCGTTGGCCACAGTGATCATGCGCGATGCTGCTGCCTAGCGTAGAAAACGTGCCTAGCCCAGCCGGCTGGGTTCTTCATGCCGCGGGCAATGCCGACCTGGATCAGTTGCTCGATGCTCTGCGCCTTCTTTCGCTCAGCCACCCGCTGCTGGACGGCTTCGCGCTGCAGCTCCTTAAGGTCACCATCCTGCTGGCGGATCACGCGGGGCGGTGGCGCGCACGCTGCACCGCAGCACGGGCAGACTGGCGCCGGCTTGAATGCGGCAAAGCACTCGGGGCAGGTGCGGACTGATGGCGCTGCTGCGCTGGCCCGCGTTCGCCGTTCGCGATCAGCGAGCGACCAGTCGCGCGGATCATCAGGCCAGCCATGGCGGTGGACGTTGCCGACGTGATCCAGCACGATCGCCGCGGCCTTGCCTGGCGCTGGCCTGAGCACGCGGCCGACCTGCTGGAGGTAGAGCCCTTCTGACTGGGTGGGGCGTAGCAGGATGGCAACGCTGGCGGCTGGGATGTCGAAGCCTTCGGAGACCACATCTACTGTCACCAGCACCTGCAGCTCACCGGCTGCAAAGCGCTGGACTACCTGATCGCGCCGAACTGGATCGGTGGCCCCGAGCAGGGTTGATGCTGGGATACCGGCAGCGTTGAAGGATGCGGCGACGTGCTCGGCGTGTTGGACGGAACAGCAGAAAGCAATGGCGCGCTGGCCACTTGCGAGGCGTGTGTAGTGGCTGATGGCGTCACCCGTGACGGTGGGTCGATCCATTGCGGTCGCGGCCTGGTCGTTGGCGTAGTCACCTGCACGGCGCTTGAGCTGAGACAGATCCGCGACGAGAGGCGGGGCGTAGATCCGTGAATTGACCAAGTAGTCAAGAGAAATCAGGTCCGCAACAGACGGGCCGAAGATAAGGCGGTCAAAAGCTGCCGATAGGCCGCGGCCATCCAATCGAGCGGGTGTGGCGGTGACTCCAAGGCGGAGCGCGTCGGGCCAGTGGTCCATAACACGCTGCCAACTGCCTGCGGTGGCGTGGTGCGCCTCATCAATAACGATCAGGTCGGGAGCGAAGGGCATCCGGTCCAAGCGGCGCGCAAGCGTCTGGACGGAAGCGACCTGGATCGGGTGATCAGCGGCCAAGATGCCAGCGGCAATGATGCCGTGCTCGACGCCAGCGAGCTGGAGCTTGTCGGCGGTCTGGGCGATCAGTTCACGACGGTGGACCAGCACGATGGCGCTGCGGCCGCGGTCTGCGATCCCGCGCAGGATCTCAGCCATGACGATCGTCTTGCCGCCACCTGTGGGTAGCACCAGCAAGGGAGCGCGTGCTCCGTCGCGGTATGCGAGGCGAAGGTCCGAGATTGCCTGCGACTGATAGGGACGAAGAGTGAGACTCATTGGACTAGACCTGCGATGCCCGCAGTGATATGCGAGTCGGAGGCCAGAAAGCTAAGCAAAATCAATGAGTTGCCGGGAAACGGCGGGAAAGGGGATGAGCTTATGGTAAGTTACGGGAGCCCGAATGAGCCGGAGGATTTGGAAAACGCCGACTATCACCGCCACAGTGCGGTATCGAAAAGCCACCTTGATCAGGTGGCGCGCAGCCCGCTTCACTACTGGGCGCGCTACTTGGACCCGAACCGGGTTGATCCTGAGCCCACGCCAGCAATGCTGGTCGGCTCCGCGGTCCACACCCACGTCCTAGAGCTGGACCAATGGGACGCGCGCTATGCGATGGCACCTGAAAGCATCGACCGCCGCACCAAGCAGGGCAAGGCCGAATGGGAGGTGTTCACCACCGCTGCCACCGGCCGTACGGTGCTGAGCCGTACAGACGCCGAACTGGTGATGCGGATGGGCCATGCCGTCTACAGCCACCCGGCCGCGGCCATGCTGCTCAAGCAGCTGCCCGGCAAAGCCGAGACCACCCACATGTGGGACGATGCCGCCACCGGCCTGCAGTGCAAATGCCGGCCGGATTGGCTGACCGATGACCACAGCCTGATCATCGACCTGAAGACCACCGAGGATGCGAGCCCAGCTGGGTTCCGCAAGTCGATCGCCAACTGGCGCTACCACGTCCAGGCGGCCTGGTATCTGAACGGCATCGAGCAGGCCACCGGCACCCGGCCGGATCAGTTCATCTTCATCTGCGTTGAGAAGAAGGCGCCGTTCGCGGTGGCCGTTTATGCGGCAGATGCGGAGATGATCCAGATCGGCAACGATGCAGCAGCCCGCGACCTCGACGTGCTCGCCACCTGCAAGGCGGCTGGCGCATGGCCGGGCTACAGCGACCAGATCGAGACCATCAACCTGCCCGGCTGGATGCGGCCGCGGCCTGATGGATCTATGCCACAGCAACCACCCACCGAGATTGAGACTTACTGATGAGCGACAGCACAGCACTGACAACAACCACCCCACAGGGTGTGTTCTCCGGCATCCAAGCCTTTGAGGATGCGCAGCGGATCGCAAAAGCGCTGGCCAGCAGCACGCTGATCCCGCAGCAGTTCCAGGGGCAAGCGGGCTACGCCAACTGCCTAGTGGCGCTGAACATCAGCCGGCGGATGGGCATGGACCCGCTGATGGTGATGCAAAACCTGCATATCATCCACGGCCGCCCGAGCTGGAGCAGCCAGTTCATCATCGGCCTAGTCAACGGTTGCGGCAGGTTTAGCCCGCTGCGGTACGACATCAGCGGCAAGGGTGACACGCTGACCTGTGCGGCTGTTGCCACTGAGCTGAGGACCGGCGAGGAGCTGCGCGGGCCGGAGGTGACGATGGCGATGGCCAAGAAGGAAGGCTGGAGCACCAAGAGCGGCAGCAAGTGGCTCACCATGCCGGACCTGATGATCCGCTACCGCGCCGCGGCCTTCTGGGGGCGGCTGTACATCCCCGAGCTACTGGTGGGCATCCAGACCCAGGAGGAGGTGCTGGACATCGAGCCGGTGGTGATCAGCGAAACACCGGCCGCCAGCGTGCAAAACCTGAATGAGAAGATCACGAAGCAGAAGCCGGCTGCAAAACCGGCCAAACAGGAAGAAGTGCAGGAGGTAGTGCTTGATGACGATGAAATCTTCTGAGGCTGGGTATCTTCAGCCGCGCGAGCTTGCTGAACGTTGGCGCGGTGTCGTCACGCTCAGCACGCTCGACAACTGGCGCAGCCAGAACCGAGGCCCGCGATTTGTGAAGATCGGCGGCCGCGTCCTCTACCCAGTGGTGGAAGTCGAGGCCTACGAACTGCGCAACCTGCGCGGCCTGCCCAACAATCCACCAACTCAACCCAGACCATGACTTTCAAAACCAAAGGCGCCATCTTCAAGAACACACCGGAAAAGCTGCAGCAGCGGCTTGGTGATCGCTACGACGCCGGGAAGAAGTATCCCGATGTCGATGGCGTATTCGGGATCAAGGAAGAGGATCGGATGGCGTTCGCTAGCTACATCATGAACGCCGAGCCGAACGACAAGGGTGAAATCCCGGTGCGAATCACGGGCTACAACAACACCAGCCAGTCGGGGGTGAAGTATCTCGGGTTGACGATCGAGCCGGACTACAAGACCCAAAAGGGGATTGAGGACAGGATGGCGGCATCTGGCGCAGCTGAGAGCCTGGCCAAGGCAACCGGCGGCGTCACCGGCGAGATCGACGAGGCGGACCTGTTCTAGGTCACATCAGCTGCAGCTCCAGGCGTGCGATCTCATTGACCGCCGCTTGGAGCACCTCTTGCTGATAGGCGCATTGGCGGAGCAGTTGAGCAGCAAGCTGGCTGGTGTTGGTGCTGCGCTCCAGGGCGCGGCATTCAGCCTCCAGCTTGAACAGCTTCTCGGGCGGAATATCCACCGCCATCCATTGACCGAAGTTCATCTATTCGGGGCAGTTGCCCCATGTTGCCCATGGATTGTCCAGCTTGCAGTCACAGCGTCCACCGCGCCGCATCTACGAACGGGAGGCTGCCGGATCAGATTGTGCGGCGCCGTGTGTGCCAGGGGTGCGGCCATGTGTGGTTCACCGTTGAGGCGATCGTGCCTAGCTATGCGGTGGGCTGGAGCCCAGCACACCAGCGCAAGCCGGTGCTGCGGACGCCGGTGGATGTGGAGACGGGTTACACGCGGATGCGGCTGCGACATGAGGAAGCGCAGGACCCGCGGGCAAACCTGACGCAGGAGTGGAACGAGCGACGGTCGAGAGAGGCCGATGCCCGGCACCGCGTTACGGATTGTGAATGACCTGATGGCGTGATGCGCCGCCGGCAGTGTATGATTTGCGCATCGGAGGCAACCGGCCCTCCACCGCTTCACCTTCATGGTCACCAATCCCTGGGTCAACCGCATCACCGCTCTGGTGGTGCTCGCTGCCATCTACGCAGCTGGATACGCCGGCGGCAAAGATGCAGCCATCCAAGCCCACCAGAACCACCCTGCTTGCCACAGCAACCTGAAGCCATGACCACCACCACCAAGATGCGGCGGTATTACTTCCAGATCCGCTCAGCCAATGTGATCGAGTGCATCTGGGCGCACAGCCTGACCGATGCCAAAGCCAAGGCCGCCCTCACATGGATGCCTTGGTGGCAAGAGCTGGAATGGCTCAACCCTGAAAACGTCAACGACATCTGGAGCAATGCCTGACAACACCACCGGCACCATGCTGCCGTTCCAATGGATCGAGGAGACCACTACCAGCCGCCACGGTGAAGGCATCAGCCGGCCGCAACCAAAGATCCGCACCCGAGAGTTTCGCTTGATCGTTTACCCAATCGGAGCGCCTCCTATGACATGGATCACCCGCGCCGAAACCAAGCGGCACGCCATCAAGTACGCCGAAGCCCGCTGGCCCGGTGCTGCGGTGGAGGTGGCGTGATGACTGACAACATCCGCGCCAAACTGGAAGCGCTGATTTCTGATCACGGCATGTTCAGCGCCGGGCAACAGGAGGAGCGTCAGCGGTTTGCTGGCCTGCTCCGCGTCCGCCTTGATCAGCTGGCCAACCTACCCAGCCACCCGCAGATCTCCGCACGCCGCGAGGAGCTGCTGAACATCCTGCAAGCCCTAACTCAACAATGACCCGCGTCCAACTCGACCAGCAGCGCGCCGATATGCTCGCCGCGCTTTATGCCTCCAGCGGCCGCACCTGCGGCACCTACACCGGGCTGTGGGAGGAGTTTTGCCGCGACATTGCCGCCAACTTCCGCGACACCTCCTACCCAGAACTTCACGCTGCCTGCGTGCAAGCCATCGGTGGTACTGAAAGCGTTCTTGCCGAAAAGCACGCGCAGCAGTGCATTGCTGTCTGCCGTCAATATGTGCTCGGGAGGTGGGCGTGATTCAGCCGGAGTACCTGGCGCAGCTGCGGCACCGATACCGCGCCGAGCTGCTGCTGGTGCTGGTGCAGCTGGAGCAGCTTTGCCCAGCGTTTTGGCCTGACATATCCGATCTGGCCGAGCAGCTTGGCACCGATCGCGCCACGCTCAACCGCTCGCTGCGAAAGCTGGAAGATCAGCAACTGCTGCGCCGCGTCAGCGTCAGCAACGGCGGCGGGACATGGGTCTGGTGGGTGGCGCGCCAGCACGGCGAACAGCCGCCAGTAGATGCCGAGCCTGCATGGGTGGTGCGCGACGTGCGCGGGCAGCGCACCCAGCGGATAACGGTTACCCAGCGATGGGCCTGGGCACGGCGTCATGGCATCCCACGCGGCACGATGCGCAATTTTCTGACAGGTGGCCAGCTTGTGATGCGTGAGCGCTGGCAGCTGGTCGCCACCCCATATGACGAGATGACGGCATGAGCGATCCAGTGAATCATCCCGAGCACTACACCGCCGGCCGCTTTGAAGCGATCGACGTGATCGAAGACGCGGTGCAGCACGCGCCCGATCCAATACTTGGTGCACTGCAATGGCAGGCGCTCAAGTATCTTCTGCGCATGTGGGGCAAGGGTAACCCTGCTCAAGATGCCGCAAAGGCCCAGTGGTATCTCACCCGGTTACTTGCCAAACTAGAGCGATGATCCTCCCTAACCTGTCACTACTTGAACGCCTGGCGATATGGGTGTTGCACCGCAGCCCACGGATCAGCCTGCTAGTGGTGAAAGATAAGTTCTGGCCGGAGGTGTTGTTTGCCGCCGATTCAACTGATCCGATTGCGCGGACTGTGCTGGAGCGCAGCCAGGAGCAGGATCAAGATCCGCCGAGCATGGTGTTTGAGCGGCTGTATCACATGCCTGCGCACGGCGAAGACGAATGATCTCCTTACACGCTGGCCGCCTGCTTTTGATCTGCGAGCGGGCGAGCCAGACGTGGCACGCGCACATCACGCTCGGGCCCAAGCCTGAACACCAGCTGGTGGTTGACACCGGCACGGTTGACCTGCGCCAGGCAATGGAGCGCAGCCAAGGGCACTACATGGCCTTTAAGGCCAAGGCGCGGCCGGTGGAGCCCGACACGCAGCCGAAGGTGATGTGCTGGGACTGCATCCACTGGACACCTGGCGGCCGCGGCCGGTGTGAAGTTGACATCCCCGAGTGCCGCCAAACTGGTGGCAGGTTTGCGCCTAACTGCGCTGTCTTCACGCCATGCAAGAGCCCAAAGTAACCAGCAGCATCGAGCCATGCCCTGGCGTGATGGTGGAGACGCTGGAGCCCGCTGATGGCGGTGAGCTGTACTACCGCACCTGCACGGTCGGCATGTGCCGCTACAGCTCAGACCTGTGGCAGGCGATCCTCTACGCCGAGCAGATGGTGGGGCGCTAGCAGCGGCCGCTAAGCCACTGGACAATCGACCACTCACGCTCAGCAGACCAGAACGGTTGCGCGCGGAACCAGTTCACCCAGCCTTTGTGGCCCTTCCGGCTGTTGCACATGAAACAACAGGAGACGAGGTTGGAGCGGTGATGAATGCCGCCCAGCGCCTTGGGCACTACATGGTCAAGGGTGGGGCTGCGGTTGAGCTGGTCGCCGCAGTAGGCGCACTGGTAGTTCCAGGCTAGGTGGATCTGATCGCGCGCAGACTTGCGGGTGACCAGCTGCGTTTCTTCAATCCGGTGTTCCATCGTCCTGGCCAGGCAACAGGAAAGCGGAAACGTCGAGGTCAACGATGTCGTCATCGCTGGGGATGAACTCCGCCAGCTGGCTGTAGATGTCGGCCGGCAGTTCGGAGGGCTCGGTGTCGGAGCGGATGATCAGCTTGGCGTTGATCTCGACCAGGTAAGCCCGCATGGGCAGAGGCCCGGCTGAGCTAACGGTAGCGGGTGCGACCTGATCGCCCCTGTTACGGATTGTCAACTGGCCGGCGGATCGGGGCAGTGTGCGCTGCGGGGGGTGTATAGTTGCGCAGTGAAACAACTCGACCCTGAATACGACTACATCCCCGAGGATCTGCCCGAGGATGATGATGACGAAGACCACCCCAGCCTCACGCCTGAGCAGCGCAACCCATCCCTAAAATGACCTACATCCTTGACCTTGGCATCTGGCACGTCGGGCCGTTCCCTACTCACATCTGTGCGCAGCACTGGGCGGAGATCCACGGCGTTGATGACTACCGGATGATCCCGCTCGATGACCCTGCCGAGGCGCCGGCCAGGATTGCGCGAATGGTGCGCGAACGGGCTGCACAGGGGCCGCAGCAGCTGGCCGCCTGATCTCCTAAACCGTTGATCTCTTGGGGGTTTTTGGTGAGCCCGGCCGGTGTCGAACCGGCGACCCTCTGATTAAAAGTCGTCTATCCCGACCTCACGCCGGTTCACGGGAATCCCCTAAGCCTCTGATTCAACCACTGAATCTTCACTGGACAATTCCAGCCCGTTCGCGCAATCTCACCCGAAATCACGGAGATCTGCGCGAATGGTGCGCGAATGGATAGCAGACACAAAGGTGCCCGGATTAGGCATTTTGAGGCTCCCGAGCGGGGTCGAGACTTGGTATCTGCGCTACCGGGAGCCCGGTGGAAAACAGCAACACCACAAGATCGGCCGGCTGCCGATCGTCAGCAGGACGCTGGCACGGGAGGAAGCGCACAAGCTGCTGGCCTCTGTCGCCAAGGGTGAGGCGCCCACCAGCGTGCGGCAGGAAGTGCGCCGCGGGCCATCGGTGGCGGACCTCTACGCCAGGCTCCAGGCGGAGCACTACGGCAAGCTGCGCACATCCACCCGCGCGGGCTACCGGAGCATCTGGGAGGCGCACATCATCCCCGATCTGGGCGGCCACAAGGTGCAGCAGGTCACCACCGCGCAGGTGATGAAGCTGATCCGATCGGTAGGTGGCACCCAGGCCAACCGTACGCTGGCGGTGCTGCGCAAGTCGATGAACTTGGCAATCCTGTGGGGGCTGCGGAAAGACAACCCCTGCGCCAAGGTGCCGGGCAATGGCGAGCGCAAGCGGCGCCGGTATCTCACCCGCGAGGAGATGGCGCGGCTGCTGGTGGCGCTGGACGGGTTTGCACCGGCCGGTGTTCGCTGGCGGTTTGCCCAGCTGATGCGCCTGCTGCTGCTCACCGGCTGCCGCGTCTCAGAGATGAAGGACGCGCGCTGGAGCTGGTTGCAGGGTGCGGTGCTGGTGGTGCCGCATGAATGCCACAAGACGGGGGTCGATGGCCACCCCCGCCTGATCCACCTTACCCCCGTAGCGGTGGAGGTGCTCCAGCAGCTGCGCGCACAATCGAACAGCGAATGGATCATCCAAGGCGATGGCGACCACCCGCTGGTGGGCTACCAGAAGCTCTGGCAGGAGCTGCTGGCCACTGCGGGGATTGCGGACTTGCTGGTGCATGATTTGCGGCACCACTACGCCAGCATGGCGGTGAGCGCCGGGCTGACGCTGAACCAGATCGGCGGACTGCTTGGCCATGCCAGCCCGCTTACCACCGCCCGCTACGCCCACCTAGTCGATGAGGCCGCAGCTGCTGCCGCGTCCAAGGTGATCATCCCCGGCTGGCAGTGACGCTCAGGTCGCCGTTGTACCTTCCAGTCTCGCGGTAGGTGCGCTCAGGCTCGCCGGCGATGACGTGAAACACCATCTGGCCGATCTTCATGCCAGGCCATAGCGCGATGTTGTGGAAGCGGCGGCTGTTGTGCAGCTCCAGCGTCAGCCGGCTGCCATGCCACCCTGGATCGCAATAGCCGGCCAGCAGGTGCTCCAGCCCTTCACGGGCACGGCTCGACTTGAGCACGAACTGCGCCGCGATGTGGTCGGGCAGGTTGAAGATCTCCTGCGTCTCCGCCAGGCAGAACTCACCCGGCGTCATCCAGTAAGGGTCGGCCTGCGTGTGGTGACCGATGCCGAGGATCTGCAGCTCGGGGCGCTCGGGCACCTCAATCATCAGCCGATCGCCCAGCAGCACATCGAGGCTGGCCGGGTTCTGTAGGTCGCTGTTGTACGGCACCACCATCGCCGCCTGGCGACAGAGGCGGGCGATCTCATGGTCGGGGATGATCATGCAGGCTTGTCATTGTGGAGTTTGGTAAGCCTATCCGCAAGGGACCGACGCCTCTGCGTGCTTCGGGCTCGTCGCCCAAACTCGAACGAATAGTCAACATTCTGCTGAGGTGTCACAACTTCCAAGTTGGGGAGCAAGTTATTTGAACGATTGCAGTCAAGATGATTGATGTGCATCCCCTCTGGTATTGGCTCACAAAAAGCCTCGTACACCATGCGATGAACTTGCTTTTTCACAAAATGACGCAAGCCCTTCTTTCCGTTGCTTTGCTTTACTGGCAGCTCTAAACCGTAGTCAGCAGGATTTGAGACGCTAAAAGCGACCCTACGATAGCCGTCTTGGTCGACTTCCCCGCACAGTATGGCCTCTGGGTAGTGCGTGACACTGATGACATCCCTAGCGAGCCGTTTCACTTTTCCGGTGTTGCTGACCTGATACAGCCCTTCGTATCCAGGCACGTCGCGCCATTCCTCTTGCACACGGCTCTCTGCTTCTACCGTTGAGTTTACCCGATCACGGCTCTGCCACAATCGCCCAGCCTGTCTTTGGTCCATCTACCAGCCAGCGCGACAGCCAGTTCTTGCGGCTGTAAACAGCCCCCTTGCCGCCCTTCTCGCTGACGTAGCCGCCGCTCACGATGTTCGCCTCGCCGTAGGGGTCGTTGTGGATGAAGGCGTCCGGCGTGAACCCGGTAATTACCGACCAGTGCCCACCGCCAGAGGGGGCCGAAGCCCGGCCGTGGTGCAACCATCCCACGCCCACCGGCCGGCCTAGGCGGATCTGTTGCTCAAGCATGGCGGCGTCACCGGACTGCGTAAAGGCAGCCTTCAGACCAAGCGACCGCAACGCCTTTACTTGAGCTTGAGCATCAGTAGTGTCGCCAAACTGAGCGCGGACTTTGTTGTAGGCGTCGTCGTTGAGAACCTTGCCGTAGAAGCGGGCGATCATTGCGCAGCTGCTTGAAAAGCACTCTCTGCCGCCTTGCCCACTTGCGTTGTCTCGCTGATACTCATAGGGCACCTCTAAGCGCACGCTGGCCGCTTGAGAGCCACTCCATAGCACTCCCTCGGCACGCCTGCGGCGCAGCAGGCCAGCTTCCACCTTGGACCCTGGATTTCGGTACAGATCAAGCGCAGCGGGCACTGCAGCCCAATCCTTCTCACGCAACTCCCGGCTGATGGTTTCAAAGCCCGACGCGCCATAAAAGCCGCTGCCGAGGTTATAGGCGAAGGAGATCAGCGAGCACTTCTGGTGATCGGCCATCTCGATCCAGAACGGCACGGTGTCGCGCAGCTTGGCGGCAATGCGGTCCACTTCCTGGCGGAGCAGCATGTCCGCCTCGATGGCGTTGATCTTGTCGCCCTTGGAGACCTTGCGGCCGTCCTGGTAGCGCGTGGTGCCGTAGCCAATCGTCCAGGGATCGCCACCACTGAGCGGGTCAGGGTAGGCAGTGAGGTGGCAGCCCTCAAACTCCTTGATGATCTTGAGCGCCGCGGCCAGGTCGGCCTGCTTGCCGTCTTGGCTCCATGTTTGGAACCATGCCCGATCGCGGCGCATGGCGGCGGCATAGCCGTTGACCGCCAAGTCCTGCTCCAGCGTTTCAATCGCGGCCGCCTGATGCGGCAGTCCTCGATAGAACCGGAACAGCTGCTCCAGCGTGATTGGTGCGGCGTTAGCCATCAGTCAACGGGTGCGCTTGGGGAACATCATCCGACCGGCCTGCAGCAGCAGCTGCAACCAGCTGTTGGACTTCAGCGGGCTGATGGCGATGATCTCGCTGCCGGCAGCAATGACGATGGCGATGACAGCGGCGGTTTCGACAGACACGGCGTTCATGCGTATGTATTCCTAGGTTACTTGTGGATCTCCAGCGTTCGCACCCGCTCGTCGAGGTCGGACAGCTGGACCTTGTAGTCGTTCTTCAGCTCGTTCACGGCCGCGGCCATCTGCGTGATCGTGGCCTCAATGCGTGCCGACTGGATCTGCATGTTGACCAGCAGGGCACCGATGGCGAACAGGCCAGCGGCGATCGCGGCCGGGAGGGAAGCAACGAAGACGCCGCCGACTGATTTAGGTTCGTCCGCCATCGGCTGATCCGGTCCTGATCCCATCGTAACGATCAAAAGGATCACGCCCGGTGGCGAGGATGGCAAGAGCGCGGCGGTAGTAGTGGTTGTCGGTCTTTCCCGCTGCTTCCAGCGTGTCGCGGATGCGTCGCCAGTTCTCGCGGGTTTGACTGTCCATTACCGGCCTTGCCCTCTGAGGGGCTTGCGGCCGCGGCGGCGTGGGCGTGAGCGGGTGCCGTAGCCCTGCGCAGTGGTCTTAGGTGGGCCGGGCTGATGCTCGATGCGAGCGGCGCCGGTCTTAGCGCGGACTACCATCAGCCTTCGTAGATGATGTTGACGCTGCCAGCGTCAAATGTATCAGTGCCGTTGACGGTGGTGATGCGGACGCGATCAAGCACACCGCCGAGCGCGATGGTGCCGCCGATCGTCGAGATCCACGCAGAATCGCTGAGCCCAAATGTTCCGCTTGCTACCCATGTGTTCCCCGTGATGTTAGAGAGCACCATTGCGCCATGCCGAACGGCTGCAGCGGCATCTGAGGTGTTAAAGAAAATCCTGAAACCTGTGGAGAGGTTAGTTACCGCCCCGGCCGTGCCAATAATGTTTGACGAGCCCAGGTAGCCAGATGTCGTAAAGGTCGTTGAACCTAACTGGACTATCACACTGCTTGATCCGCTTGTACTGACGCCACTAAGCATCACCGTGATCTTTCCCGCCCAGGTTGGAATGCCGGTGAAGTTCAGCACCGTGCCACTGGTGCTGTTTTGGACAGTTGCCTGCACCATCCGCGGTTGAGCAGCGTCGAAGGTGACCACGCCAGTCATCGTGCCGCCCGACTTCGGCAGCGCCGCGTTCGCCAGGTCGTAGGTGGTCTTCACCGCGTTAGCCGTCGCTGCCAGCGTGGTGCTGGTGGATGCAACGGTGTCATTCAGCTGCACGATGCCAGCCACTGATGTAGTGGCGGCGCCAAGCCCTTGGGTGAGATTGGTCAGC